GGCCGGGCCCGGCAGCTTGGGCAGCATGAGCCCCGCCCACGCCGCGCCCGCCGCCTGCGTGAGCGGCTTCTCGTGGTAGATGAGCGCAGTGCGGTTGTAGCCCGCAGTGCTGAGCGCCGAGCCGAGATCGCCCGAGCCGGCCGCGGCGACGTCACTGTCCTGCGTGGTGGCAATCATGATCGCGCGCTGCGTCTCGACCCAAGCTGCGGCGCCGAGCACGTTGGCGGACGCCGACTCGTCGGCGAGGTAGAGCGCGTACCAATCGCCATCGAACTCACGGATCGCCGCGAGATCGGTCGCGAGCGTCGGTGACGTGGCCGCGGTGACGTCTTTGATCGTGAGGTTGTTCGTGAGCGCCTCGAACGCGTGCGGGATGCCCGCCGTGTCGCCGTTGACCGTGACTTTGCTCGAGCTCGCCGTCGCGGTGACGTCGGTGAGCGCCGTGATGGCCGTCGCGAGCGCCGTGCAGACCTCGGCGAGCGTCGGCGTCGAGTCGGCGGTCGCGCTCACGGGCTGGCCGTCGACCGTAAGCGAATACACCTCGCTCGCGACCGGCGCTGCGGGCGTGATCTCGACCGAGTGCTGCACCGCACCCGACAACTTCCCGACCTTGAACGTCGGCGGTGACGGGTTCTGACTCTTGAGCTTCTGCGCGGCGAGATAGATCGGCGACGTCGTCGGCAGGTTGTACGGCGACAACGTCATATCATCGGGCGCCTCGAACTCGCGCACGAGCTCGGCCCAGTTGGTGTGATAGCCCGCGATGAGCGGGACCCCGAACCCGAAGCGCGTGACGGTCGCGTCCGCGACCGTAACGGTATGGGTAATGACCTCTGACTCTGCGCCCATCGTCAATCACTCCTTGCCCATCGGCGGGCCTGGACACTGCTGGTCGCGGTTATCCGCCGTGAGCGGCGTCTTGCAGTACACGCAGCTCGGCGGCGTCGTGAGGATCGTGAAGTCGTGCTTGCGCCCGAACGGGATCGGCCGCGTGGCCTGCCGCTCGCGTGCCTGCACGACCGCCTGCTCGATAATGCTGATGACGCTCGGCAGGTAGCGCACGAGCAACTCGGCGATGATCGCCGCGCTGTTCATGGCGCCCTCGAGGTCTGCACCTGCTCGATCGTGCCAACGGTCTCGACAAGACCCTCGCCGCTCTCGTCGGCGTCGTCCGTCGAGTCGAGCGTGCGCGTAAAGCGGATGTCCATCGCGGCGACGCTGCGCGCGCGGTTGTCGTAACTGCGACCAAGGTCGACGAGCGCCAATGTGCCGACTAGGCCGAGCCCGAGGCTGCCGAGCATGTCCTGCGAGCTCGGGAGTGATAGCCCGTCGCGCACGCGCTCGAGGATGACGTGCGCGCGCCCGAGCGGTGACATGTCATCAGTCTCGACGCGGCAACTCACGGTGATGAGCCGGTTGCCCGTGAGCCGCACGAGCGCATCCTTGCCCTCGCCCTGGCTCACGTAGCGCACCTCGTCGGTGTCGCCGGCAGCGGCGATGCCCGTGAGCGACAGCCACGCCGCGGGCCGCCCGCTCATGCCCTGCGGCTCGCCCTGCCACATGATGTCATCGATCGGGATGCCGCTGCGAGCGGCAAACCAAGCGCGCAGACCGTCGGCGAGCGCGAGCCAGTCCATCACCCACCGCCTAGGCGATAGGTCACCGAGTTGCGAAGCGTGCCGGTGTGCGCGATGAGCGGCGTGCTTGAACCTTTGCGCGCGATGGTCGACGGCGCGTTCGGCGGGGCAATCCCGTCGGCGATGCGCTGCTTGATGAGGCCGACCGCGTGCTCGCCAATGAGCTGCAGCGCTTGCCCAGCCCCGAATTTGCCGAGCACAACGCCCTGCCCGAGTTTCGCGCTGAGCGCATTGAGAGGCTTCTCGTTGAGGTCGATTGTCGCGCGGATGAAGCTGCGAGCGGGGATGTGCCCCGTGCCGAACTCATTCCACGACGCGACCTGCGCGACCGTCGCGCCCGCGTCCGGATGCTCGGCCGAGGCTTGCGAGCCCTGCACGCCGACGAGCACGTGCGCATCGCCGAGGCTTTTGAGTTGCTGCGCGAGCGCGGACCAACCTCGGTCTTTGTCGATGACGGGCATCAGATGACCATCGGCAGGTATTGAGCGCGCTGCAGCGCGAGTAGTTGCCGCTCATAGAGACTGCGCGCGCCGTCTGACTCCTTGGTCGGGTCGAGGCGCGCGAACTCGCCGCCGGGCGAGAGCGCGAGCAGCGCCGCGGCTTGGTACTTGACGAGCGCCTCGCGCTGCGGCGAGGGCACGTCGGCAGCGATCATGGCCTCAGCGTCGGCGAGCTTGCCCGCGACAAGCGCGAACGAGGCGCGCTTGAACTCGGGGAACTGATCGAGCATCTGATCGACCGTGACCGCCGCCATGAGCTGCTAGCTCCGCTTTCGGCTCGAGCCCGAGGTCGTGGTGTCAGTGTCCGGCGGCGCATTCGAGGGCGTCGCCGCGGCGCCTGCGATCCCGCCGGGCGCGTTGCTCGCGAGCGTCTGCGGCTGCGTGGGATTCGACGGCCCGCCCGCGTTAGGAGATGTCCGAGGCTTGGCTGCGCCGTCGATCACGAGCGAGCCGTCGTCGACATGCGGCTTGAGCGCAGCGTCGAGCAGCGCACGCGCAGCTTTCTCTTGCTCGCCCGTGAGTTCGACCTCCTGCAGCGGCGCGATCGACACGATGCCGTGCGGGCCGCAGTTGAGGTGGATGATGCGGGCAGCTTCGTTGCGTATTTTCATGACACAACCTCGTATAGTCAGAATGCCGTCAGATGCCGTCCATGTAGAGCGCGCTGATCGGATACTCGAATACCACGCCGCCGGCGCGTGCCCACGAGTTGACCTCGATGGCGAGGTTGTGCGGCTGCGGCGGCAACTCACGCGGCGGCATCGGCATCTCGAAGTGCACGTGCTCGGGATCGCGCTTGTACAAGAGCGCGCGCGGGCCCGTGCCTGCGGCGTCGGCTTTCGCGAGTGGCAGCCACCAGTCGACGTCACGCACGAACCGCGAGCGCGCGAGGTAGACTTTTAGAATCGTCTCCTCGGGCCGCGAGCCGGCGCCTGTGAATACCGGCGTATTCTGAATGTAACGGTACTTGTCCAGCGGCAGGATGAGCGTGTCGGGCGCCTCGACGCCCTGCGTCGTGGTGAAGATAGTGTCCTCGGCCGCGATGAGGTCGTTGAGCACGTCGTTGGCGCTCTTGCCCGAGCTGCCCCACACGGTCGACCCGCCGACACTGGCCGCCGTGAAGATGGGCACGTTCGGGTTGTTGAGCAGGCCCTTTTGGTTGACGCCCGGCTGGCCGAGCGCGGCGATCTTGTCCCACTTCAACTCGAAACCGCGGCGGACCTGGTCGACCTTGCGGTTGCGGTAGTTGATGCCCGCCATGCTCGCGCGCTCGATGTCGAGCACCGAGTAGTCGTAGCCGAGGGCGTAGGTCTCGATGTCGTAGCTGAACTTTTTGGCGCTCGCCGCGACCCGCCGGATGTCGTCGGCGTAGTTCGCCACGATCTCGGCCATCCCGACGGCGTCCCACAGGTAATACGACCACGTCTCCGCGCCCGGCGGCGCGTCGCTCGTGACCGGCACGAACGTGCGCCACTTGAGCTCCGGACGCTTCACCTCGCGCAAGCGCGTCGAGATGGCCTCGAGCTGCGGGCCGAAAATCTGCGTCTCGTTGGCATCCAGGCGCTCGATGCCGTAGAGCTCGGCGCGCGTATGGCTGAACGCCTGCAGGAAGTTGTCGAACTCCCTGGCGTCGAGCCGCACGCCGATCGCAGCGAGCGTCGCGGCCAGTTGCTGCGGGTCCGGTGCCTCTAATGGCTGCAAGTCGTACATGCGGTGTCTCCTGCGTGATGGCGGCGGTTAGAGGTTGATCTCGACGACGCACAGGCCGCCTGCCGTCGTGACGGGCGTGATGACGACCGCATACGGCGCGGCTACCGCGGTAGCCGTGTCGGCGTCGGCGCGAATCGCGCCGAGATTGCTCGTGCCGCCGGCTGCGAACCGCACGAACGGCCGCGTGCCCTTGGCGATGGCCGTCTCGCTGTAGAGCAAGATGCGGCCCTTACGCATGATCGGAAACGTCTTGTATTGCGCGTAAGGCGGCTGCGGATAGGTCGGGTCGAGCATGCTGAACCCGAGCACGAGGTTCGTGTTCGTGACGTCGCCCGTCGCCGCCGGCAGGCGCGCGCTCTTGTCGGCGCGCCCTGCGGTCGTGTCCATCACGACCAGGCGCCCGACCGGAATCGCGCCGCCCTCGGCGATGCCGGTGACGATGCCCGAGGGGTACGCCTCGATCTTTTGGCCCTCGATGCCGACGGGCGTCTCGGTGTCGTAGACAGTCTGCATGTGCGCGCTCTCCTTGTCCGGTCGGTGTGCCGGGTTAGTCCTGCCGGTGCGAGGCGAGCGGCTGCTGCCAGGGCGGCTTGACGTAGGTCGACGGCGCGCCGCTGTCCTTGCGCTGCCCGGGCTTGATCGCCTGGCCGTACTTGTCGAGCGCCGAGGGCGTCGCGGGCAACTCGCTCGCGGCGTCGAACCGGCCCTGCACGTACTCGTCGCTCTTGCCGCTGAAATCGGCCTTGGCGTCGAAGTGCTTGATCACGCGCTCTTTGATCTCGCGCGCGCTCAGGCCGTCGAGCTTCTCGGTCGCGCCGAGCACCTTGCGCGCGTGGTCGAGCAGCGCGATGCGCTCGGCGACGGCCGAGTCGAACCGCTTCGGGTCGCTCGCCTGCTCGAGCTTTTGCTTGGTGCCGTCGAGCTCGCCCTGCAACGAGTCGGCGCGGCTCTTGAGATCGGTTGCGTCCTTGCGCGCGGCGCGCAGCTCGGTCTCGAGCTTCTCGACCGCGCGCGTGATGACTTGCGCCGACTGCGGTGCGACCTGACAGTCGATGCCGTCGACCTTCACTGTCACGAGTTCCATATGCTTACCCTTTCGATCGTCGTCGTTGTCGAGACGGTCGTGCCGCTCGCTGTCGTCATCGGCATCGAGCACGAGGCGCGCGGCGTTGTCGCCGAGCTCGATGTCGTGCTCGGCGCCGTCGAGGCGCAGCGCAACCTCGCTGCCGGCGCGGCCCCAGTTCTGCGGGCCGAGGCCGCAATGGTTGTAGACGATGTCTACCTGCTCGGCGTCGTAGCGCTCGCCGTTGTAAATGCCGGCGCCCTCGATGAGGCGGCACTTGTAGCCGCAGCTCACCTCGCGGCGATTGCCTGCCTCGATCGCAGAAATCATCGCAGCATCGGTCACGACGACCTCAGCCTCGACAAACTTGCCGTCGGCGCGCTGCGTTGCGTGGCTGACATGTCCGACGCTGAGCGTGCGCGCGTTGCTGGGCGTGACCATCTCGCGCGGATGCAGGTCGGTGAGCGGTGCGTCCGCGAGCGTCGCGAGGCTTTCCGGCGCGAACACCTGCTCGGGCCGACGCAACTCGCGCACAACAGTGCCGTCCTTGCGGCGATACGTGAGCACGCCCGTGCGAGTCAGACGCGCCGGCGCACGCAAGAAACCTTGCGGCGTGCGTGTGACGCGACCCAACTTGGCCGCATCGAACCGCTCAACCGTGGACACTAGGACCGCTAACAACCGACGCGCTTATGTGTCAAGCCAGCCACGCGCCGCGTGACCTCACCGCGCCCACATCGCACGAGGTGACCATGCTCACGACACTCGCGTCCGAGCGCCTGCCGCCGCTCTACTGCCCGCACTGCTCGACCCGCCTGGATGATGTCAGTCCGCTCGCGGCGGCGAGCGTCGCGCCAATGGTTGGCGACTGGTCGCTCTGCTGCGAATGCCTGTCGGTGCTGCGCTTCGCGCCCGGGCCGAACGGCAGCCTATGGCTGCGGTCGACGACGCTCGCCGAGCGCAGCGGGCCGGATGCGCCCGATGATCTCGATCACTACATCGCGCTCTTGTCCTGCCGCTCGCAGCGGCACTAACGGATCGGCGGCCCGTTGTGGGTTGGTAGGGGTTTGCCGAGCGCGGCGAAGTGCTCGCGGCGCATCTTGTCGAGATCGTCGAGCAGCGGCTCGGCGAGGCCTGGTTCGAGCGTCGATGCGATCTGGTAGAAAAATGCCTGCGGGTAGTCGCCCTCGCTCGGATCGTCCAAGTACGCGCGCGCGATGATCCGCAAGTTCGCGGGCGTCCACTCGAGCGTGCGCTTGAGTTGACGGGCACGACTTGATTGGGTCGCAGCGGCGGTCATGCCTACATTCTACTGTAGACGGGCACCTCGCGCGAGGAGTTTACGGGCGAGCGCCGCGCGAGCACGTGGCCCGAGATCCGGCACACCTGCCGCGAACGCATTGGCGAATTCCGCCTCAGTACGCAGCACATCCGAGCGCGATTTGAACGCTTGCGCGGCTTGCTCCAGCGCCGTCTGCGCGCGGTCTGGCGGCCACTTGGTGACGCTTGTGATGTCCTCAAGCACGTGTGCGAGCATCTCGTCGTACGCGCGGCCGTGGCGCCAGTCGAACGTGCCGTCACCCTTCGGCGCCGGGAACCCGAGCGGATGATCAGGCACGAACGTGTGGGCAGGGCCGAGTTCAAGCAGCTCGCGCGTGGCGCGGCGCGCCATCGTTTCCGTCGCGACCTCCTCGACCAAGTAGCGTGTCGCGTCATGCGGCCCGAGCAGCGTCGCGCCGTGCCCGTGCAGCTCCTCGTGCATCAGCGTGCTGAGTCCGTCGATCTCCTTGTGCGACGGCGTCTGTCCGGCATGCACGCGGTCGAGCAGTGCGCGCAGGTCCTTGGCGATGTCGGTACGCAGCACGATCGAGCCGTCGGCTCGGCGTACGCCGAGGTTATCCGGGTCCCGGCCTGCTTGGTCGGCGATCGTGAGTTCCTGCGCGCCGCGTTGGCCCGGTGTGAGGCGTAGCCCGTAGTCGCTCGCCAGATGCGTTCGGATCGGCTGCCGGACGGCGCC